AGTATATTCATCAAAGAAACCAAATTTTTCAATGGATCCTTCAAGTTCAACACGCCTGAAACCAACACGATTAACTCTTCCACCTGATTCAGTCAGAGATGGAAGTTTACCAGTAATGGAGCCAACATCTTTACTTGAACCATAAAGATTACCTGCACCATTAACTGTATCCTGGATTTCAAAACGATAACCAAGATCATATAGAGTGATATCACCAGTAGTAGTTCTGGCAACAGTAAAGTCTCCAGTACCTGTGGATCTATCAGTAGTAATGGTGATTGTCTCTGCAACAAAACCAGCTACTTTCCAGGTTGCAGTAATAGTTCCGGAAGTAGTTCCAGTGCCAGAAGCCAGAGCCAAAACAAAAGGCATATTGGCATAGGCAGTTGCATTAAGCCCACCAATTAATGAAGCCAAAAGCTCATCAATAGTGGGTGAAGCATCAGCTGCTACGGAAGTTAAAGTTACATCATTATAGGTAACTTCATGAATATCAGCTTGCGTAATAGCGCTGCAAGTAATGGTATTCAGCTCAGTAGCAGTACCTGTGGCTACCTGAATTGCGTAATCTGCAGCAATTGAACTATGAGCCATGGTAAAATACTGATTGGGAAAGTAATTCTCAACCCACTGAATAAATGCTGTTTTAGCGGCAGTAATCGCTGTTGCTTCAGTATCCACATGATTACCAACAAAATACATTGGTAATCCAGCACCAGCTGTTTCAGAAGCATCAGGACCATTAACAGTAATGGTTGATTCCATAGTTGTAGTGGCACCATCAGCATCTAAACCCTGGTCATTAATATTGGCATCATCCAGCAAAGGAAGATAATGATATCGTTTAATGGTTTTACCCATGTGTTTGGGCATTGCTACCACATCAGCCAATTGTCCAAAGAACCGTTCTTTTTTAAGATCAATAAGGGCTTTTTTCTGATAAAATTCCGTTACTAACTGGGAACCAATCGTGGAGTCATCTCCGCCTGCAGGATCATTATAAATTTGAGTAGTCATGTCTATTTCCTAATTTTTAAGTTATTTCACCTTGAGTTTACTAAGGTCAATCTTCTCAAAATCATCATCGGACATAGATAAGGGATCGTATTTCGGCGCAGTTACAGTACCAGTTTTCTTGGTTGAACTAGCAGCTTTTTTACGGGCTTTCCTTTTTTCTTCTGTTGCCGTGTCTGTTTTCTTTGATTGAGTTTTTTTCTGAGATTTATCTGCCGGATCAGGTGAAGAAAGTTTACCAGCAGCATTTAATTTATCTCCAGTTATTTTATATGCTTCTAAATCAGACATAGTACCTAAACGTCCCATACTTCGTTCATAAGTCACAGCACTCGTGACTTTATCAAAAATACCAGATTCCATGTGCCCATTGATTACAGCAATAATATTTGGCTCATTGGCAATAGCATTTCTACTGGATTCGTCCCAATCTTGTGTTATGGTAGTCAGAGTTTTTTCATAGGTTGGAGAGTCTTTTAGGTCTAAAAGAACTGAATCCAAATCTACCTCTGCATCACTAACAGTATGTTGAGTCGGGGCATAAGTACTTTTTGATTTAATATCTATATCCAAAGGATCAAGGTCACTGTCTTTTAACAGTTTAGTAATTGCCTCAGGATTTTTATTTTTTAAATCGATTAAATAGTTAAGATCATTAGGATCTAATAGTTTATTTTTTTCCAAAAGTTTTAGGATTTTTAATGATGGTTTAAGACCGGCCATTTTTTTATGGTAATTAGCACCCATCTGCATAAGTCTAATAGCATCATCTGCATTTTTAATCTGCATTTGAACACCATTAGCTGTAAAGGGAGCAGTAATTTTTTCATATTCTGCTTTATAATTTAAATCGGTCTTATCAGATTTCTTTTTACTGTCCTCCTTTTTTTGTTTTTTATCATCATCGTCATCATTATCATCAGTTGCATCAACTTGTTTCTTTTTAGTATCATTCGCCTTTTTATCATCTACTTCTTTTTTGATATCATCATCATCCAAATCTGCATCTGTCGCAGACTTCTGTTTATCCGGATCATCATCTTGATCTTCTTTTTCCTTGAGATCATTTTCTGCTTTTTTCTTGGCTGCTTCAGCATCTTCAAGAGCTTTGTCTTCTGCTGTTTTAATTGTTTCAGCATCGGGTTCCTCTAATTTAGCAAAATCATCATCAGATAATTCTAACATATCCTGTACATCTTGTTCAGAGGAATCATCTTTGATTTGATCATCACTCAGATCATCATCATTGTCTGTTTCTTTTTTGTCATCAATGAGGTCATCAACCATGATTTATCCCTCTTCCTGTTCTGCCAATGATAGTTCTTCACGAGCCACAGCAATAGAATTTTTTGCAGCTATACCTTCGGATTTAACCCGCTTCATAAATTGGTCCACACAACCAACTGCACTCAATTGCATATTCATATCATTTTGGACTTTTTCATCCTGGAAACTAATATTGGCCCGGTTTTTAACCAAACTTAATGCATAGTCTGTAAAATAACAATTGGTAAATACTTTTTTAAAGTGTCGATTTTTTGTCAATGCGTCTAATGAATCAGCTAAATCAACTTTAGTTTGGGCCTGTTTGATCGTTAATTGAATTTGTTCTAATTCTGTAATCATATGGTACCTCTCTTTGTGTCCTCTCACTTAAATCAAGTGATGAGCTATTATAAGTTATGCCTGGGTAACAATTACCGGTCAGGCAGGTTTGGCTTCTTTTTTCTCGTCTTTTTTATCTATTTGTTCTAGCATTCTTGCTTGGTTAACACCAGACTCTTGTTCCAGATAAGCCAGATCTTTATTATCTGAATCACTAGAAAGATTTCTAGATTTAGCTCTTTCAGTATCTTTCTTGGCATCATTTAATTTAGCCTGGGTAATTTCTCTAAGACCTTTAACACCATCTAATTCAGCAGTGGCTGCATGTTTAATAGCTAATGTTTCTTCTTTAGCTATTTGAGCCTTTAACAGATTCAATTCTAATTGCATTTTGATTTTTTCAAATTCACTAGGTTCAGGTTGATAATCTTCAATTTTTTTAGCCATAGCCGGCATCTTACGTAATCGAGCTAGATCTGAAAGAATCATCTTCATTAATTCCGGATCCATATTATTGCCCATAGTTTGAAGCATAAAAGCCAATTCTTCCGCTTTCTTATTATCTTCTTCAGCAGTACTAATACTCAGTTCTAAATCAAAATTACCAGGCAAATCATCTCTACGGACAGTCACAAATTCTGTATTAGTAATTCGAATAACTTCTTCTTCTGATAAAAATTCAGCATTCATACTAATAAATTTTCTACCGATTTGAACGACACCATAAGCTAGCCGGCGTAAAATGCCTAATTCTCGTTTACTGGCAGCATCTAAAGCACTTCTGACACCAGTAGCCACATTACCTAGGGCTTGGCCAGATATGCCAGTATTATATGCCTTTACACCGGTTAAACTTTCAGCATCGGCATTTTGTAAAGTAATCATATCAAAGGCTGATCTAGGAATTTCGGGATATTTATGTTCATATATCCCTTGTCGGGGATCACCAGTTGCCATAAATTCATAATCATCACCGCGACGATATTTACGTTTATTCACGACATCTAACAAATTCTTTTTAAAACCAGTTTGACCATTTGCAGATTTGCCTAATAAGTCGATCATGCCCCGGGATACTGCTCCAATGATTTTTTGATTTTCTTCAATTAAAGCACCATCGGGTTCACCAAATAAAGATTTACGCACAGGCATGTATACAGCTTCAATAAAGGGAGGTTTTTGATCCGGAAAAGGATTTAGTTCTAAACGAATCATAGTATTTTCGACCCAAGCAGCAACAATAGGAACTGTTAGGCCATCACCATTGATATCCCAAAGACCCCACCAAGAATGAACAATAAATTGTTTTTTAGGTTTATCTGTAAATTCAAAATTTTCAATATCTTTACTATCATCAAAATCTGGATCTGCAATAGGAGAAACAGATTCAACATTAATAAATTTTAAGTTTTTATATTTACCATCTTTTTCTAATTCAGATAGAGATGTTTTAAATCGTTCACCAATAAAACTGGCTTTATCAAGATCACCTTCGCAGGATGGATCAATAATTAAATTATTAATATCAACAATATCTGCAGTCGGATGATTTTTGGTTTCAACTGTTTTTGTAACCATCTCTGAACCAGTAACCTTAGGAATGGTTACTTGGCCAGTTTGGGCGAATATAGTTAAGGCTTGATCTAACCCTGGATTCATATGTTCTTCATAAATATCCCGATTACTTTTTTTAAGCTGTAGTAATTGAATATACTGTTGAATTTTTTCAGGATCATTAGTAGGCTGAAATTCGTAAGTGTCTTCTTCTGTTTCAATTTCTTCATCTTCTGATAACCAACCAACTCTAACAAAAACTGTCCCAATATCTACAGCATCTCGAACATAGTCATCAATGAAAGCAACTTTATTTATTTTAGTATTAAATTGGTTATTTAAAACTAAAGCATTTTGTTTAGCTCTATTTCTATCGCCGGCAGTAACAGGATTTACATTGAAAACATCTGGGGTACTTAAAAAAGGTTCTGAAAGAGAAGAGTATCTCCATTCAGCTTGTCGTCTAATAACTTTTGGGGCCACAGACGAATTACCTTTAACTACAGTAATTTTTGCTGAGCCTTCCATATTTAAATTTTCTAACCATGTTTTAACTTTAGCAATGTGAGTATCATGATCTACTTCAGCATCTGTGATATTTTGTTTAAGATCATCAATAGATGGTTCATTAGTCCAATTGGTAAGCGTAGTTTTTTCTGTACTTTGTGTATCTATTGAATCATCTACCATAATAAAACCTCTTATTATTTTTATAAGTCATTTGAATTCGAGTGTACTTAATAATATTTAAAAATGCAACCATGTACTACAATCTCGGATCATTTTTTAGCAATTGTTGGATAATTACTATCATTTTTATCAATAATTCTTTAACTTCTGATACAGTATTAACATTATCTTGAATATACGCCTGAATTTCTTTTGGAGTATTAGTTTTAATTTTTTGTATTATATTATCAATACGGAATGCTTGTTGGACAGAACCATCTCGTTTTTCTTGTTGAGTACCCTTGTTAGAAATTTTCATATAGCTCCTACTGTAAATACTTTATCAAAAAATGGTGCGGAACTTATAGTAATAGTATATTCCCCTTGTACATCAGTTGAATATTCAAAATCACCATCATCTACTATATATGCTGTAAAAACACCATTAGCTACTACAACTTTAGCTAAATTAGGTATATTTGAAATAGTAAAAGAATCTGTACCATCAGCATAAATTATAGTTTTATCAATTGTTATTAACTGATCTTCTGTTTTTTTAATTATTTCTTTATTTAAAATATAATGAGTATCTCCGGCCCCAGCTCCTTTAATATACAACTGATCTGGTTGCATTTGCATTTTTATACCAGAATCGGGACAAGAGATTGTTTCAATGATTTCACCACTACCAGCCTGAATATATTTTTGAAATACTGACATAATTACACTCCCATTGTTCCTAATGCCGTTAAATAAGTTTCTCCGATAGTAAAAGTACTTGGTGCGTAAAACTCATATTGTATTGCAATAGTTCCAGCACTACAATCTCGGCCCCCAGCACCTGCGAGATTATGATGAAATGCATTTCCACTATGGGTACTAACTATGTTTCCATCAATCCATAATTTAGTTTCCCAATTCCCTTCGCCTGCGTAAGTAATTCGACCCGAAATACTAGCGAAAACATGACCTGCTTCTAATAAAGTAACATAAATTGTATGCCTAGTCTGCCATGCACCATTGCCTTGCATTGGTGAAGTACTTTGTGCGGATACAGGATAGGTAATATTATTAGCTTTAACATTGCCTGTTGCAATAAGATCTCCACTAATAGTGAAAGTTGCACCATCCCAATCAATATACTTAGTCGCATTACCAACAACAAATTTATATTTACTAGAGGAATATCCTAACCAGTATCCGGCTGTTGTT